TTTTCCACTAAAACTCTATTTTATACACGAAAGGGTATAAATTTTCCAGTAAGTACTAAAAAAATAGGCGAAATTTTCTACTAACGTAGTACGTTATTATTAAAATAATCAAAAGCCATAACCACCAAAGCGATGTTATTATACTTTCTTTGCGTTCTATTTGTTTAACCTCGATTTGAGTGCGTTTTTCTGCCTTAATATTTGTTTTAGTACTTCTTTGTACCAATTCATTTTTAAGTGTCTTATTTCGGCTTATTTCGTGCTTATATTTTAACCTCGCATTTAGATATGAGGTCTTTTTGCCTTGACTATCTATAATAATAATTGGTTTAATACTATCAATTGGCTCGATTGTAAATTCATTCGTATTAATTTCAGTATTTGAATCTGTTTTTATTGCAATTTTTAATGAATCTACTATTGTAATCTCGCTTTTTTCTTTGGTTTCGGTATTGCTTTTATTCACTTTACGTGTTCCGCACCCAACTAATATTAATAATATAAATAAATATCTCATTTTTTCTGTATTGTTTCGTTAAAAAAATCTATAAAATCCGACTTTGGTTTCTCAATTTTTTGTACTTCTGTTATTTCCACCGCATTTTTAATGTGATTTCGTACCTTAATCATTGCATCGGTTACGTTTTCAGCCTCAACTTTGTACTTTAAATCTACTCCTTTGAGCTTGCAAATAAAATTGTATATCATAATTTTGTATTTTTGGCAGCAATCGTTAAAAATTGCCAATAATTAGTTTAAAAAATATGTGTTATTCTGGCGATTTGTCCGTTAATTTTGCAATGTAAAAAAGCTTCTACCGCTTTCGGAGCGTGCTGGTAGCCATTGCGATGGTGCCAACTATCTGTTCCGCTTGGACTTCTTAGGCTTTCGATAGTAATTCCTGCATAATCTTTGCTCGTTTTGTGGTGTACGTGATGCGTATAAATATAACGATGCTTTGTTTGGCTCCATTCGATTGGAAATTCAACTGCCATTAACAAAGGCAAATCCATTTGTTTCGCTCCATCTCCGTGAGTAGTTCCAATAAGATTATTAAAGTATTTAAAACCTTTGCGGTGTGCAATAGTTGTATCGAATGTAATATTTTTGCACTCTTTAAAGTAGGTTTCAATTACTTGAGCTAAGAAAAACCCATTTGTATAATCGTGGTTACTTGGATTAAATGTAAAATGAACATCGGCAACCCCTAAAAGCAATTCCAAAACGTCTGTATAAAGTTGTTTCGCAATTAAAAAATTTGTGTGCCACATTCCATCCGTATCCTGAGGCGTTCCGCTTGTAGTTGTACGCAAAGGACTGTCAATATGCAAAATGTCGTTTCCTCCAATGAATAAAATCTTATCAATATTAAAACTCGATACCTTTTGAAGTATTCCTTTAACTCCTTCGAGTACTCTCTGGACCGCTATTTGATTATTATAAGCCTCGCCACTTTCAAAAGCCGAGCAAAGTTTACCGATATGAATATCCGCTGGATCAATGACTAATAAATACGAGTCTTTGTTTTTAATTCTTTTTAACTTTGGGAACTTCGGAGCGTATTGCTGTAAATCATTAATTAGAGTTTCTGTTAAATCAGAAAATTGTTTTTCCTCTGCTTTTACAAATAAAGGATTTGTAACTCTTATACTTTCAGTCTTTGTTTTTAACCACATCATTGGAGCGGTTGTTGGATCAACTCCTAAATTATCGCAAGCATCTAAAACCCCCTGATTATTTCTTATTTTACCAATATATTTTCGCAAACTATCTAATTGCAATTTATCTCCATTCGGAATTATTGACTTTGCGATTAAAATATTACTTGGCTCTGATAATGCTTTTAAAATAATGTTTGTGTAATCATTCCATTGGTTATAAGCCATATTTTATTTTTTTAGTTAAGTAAAATAATTGACGGCTTCTTTATTCCGCCTCTTTGTCAATCCTGCAATTTCTTTTTTACCTACTTTATTCCATTTGCAAAATTCGGCAAAGATTGTTTTGTCGTTTGGATTTGCATTTACTTTTTTTAATAAAGTACTGTTCATAAAATTAGAAATTCCAATATTATACGCCAAAGATACTAAACTATTTAACATATTTTGATTTATTTCTTTTTTAACACACTTTAAAACTCCAATAGTGAATTTATCCGCTATCGTTTTAAACATTTCAAAGGCTAAATATTTGGAAATAGGCTTGTCGTTCATCGTAACTTTTGAAGCATCAGCGTAAAAAGTCGAGCCATATCCAATGGTCGGAACTTTTGCAGAACATAAATAAGGTTTTGAGCTAAAACCTTCAAATTCTGTAATTAATAAATAACCGGCACTATTTAATTTCATTTTATTGTAAATAATTTAAAAATTAAAGTAATTAAAGCCCCGAATATAATCACAAAAGCAACTTTAAACTGATTTACATATACAGAAATCTCGTTTTTAAAAACTTCTAAATTTTCAACTCTATCATCAATTTCCTTAACTTGGGAAACCATACCTTTAAAATTATTAAATTCACTTCCTAACAAAGCCTGTTTAATTTCTTTTATGTCTCTACTTAATTGCTCTAAATTATCCATTATTTTCTTAATCTTTCTACTATATTTGTAATTCCCTCTATTCCTATATAAGCAGTTGCAATTATAACCCAATCACTTGAAGTTAATTGACCGCTAAATAAACCCCCACAAGCTACCATAAAAACAAGTAACTTGCGTGAAATCCATTTACTTAATATTATATCAAATTGCTCTTTGCTCATTCAAAAATTATATCTTGCTTCATATCTATTTATTTTATTGGTTAAACTCCAGCAAATCCGTGTACTGGATTGTTTGGGAATATCTCATTTATTCCAAAGTCTATTTCTTGCTCACTCATAATATCATAAGCATATCCATCAGCAAATATTGGAGCAGTTATTTCTTTAAAGTCAGCATCGTAAGTTCCATTCGTTAAAACTATTTTACCAATTTCAACAACAGCTTGAATGCCTTGTCCGTAAGATAAATTTTCATTGTAAACTCCTTTTGCTAATAAATCAGCTATTGCAGTTTCTTTGTCTATATAATTTAATTTATATATTTTCATTTTATAAAGTATGTTGCATTAATACTAAAGATACTCTACCTTCTGGCATCGTATAAGTTGCAGGAATAGTTGTTAAAACTTCAGTTGTTAAATTTTCAAAAGTAGTTGTTATTTGAACAGTTCCAACAGGTGGAGCAACCGTTAAAACATCAGCGTTTCTTGATTGAATACTTGCTACTGTTGGAATGTAAGAAGTAGCGTTTGCACCCGCTTCTAATTGAGCGCCCCAAGCGTAAAAATTTAAACTATTAGCAATTCTACCAAGTTGCAATTCAGAATAACTTGCACTTGCTATTGTAGCAGAAATAGTACATCTGTACCAACCATTACCATAGTTTTCTATAAATACAGTTGTATTTGCAGTGTCAGCAGTAGCTATACCTGTAGATAAATTAAAAGTACTTGAAAAGTTTTGCGATACTGATGCAGTTGAAATAAGTAATCTTACAGATGTTGCTGTTCCTGCTTTTAAAAATACAGAATAAGCTCTTGGTGTACCACCTGCTGATGAAAAGATATTTGTGTTTGTTGGGTATAAATATCCGTTTGTAGCAGTTGTAGTTATTAAATCAGCAGTTAAATTTCCATCAGGTGCTATTGTATTATTTGCGGTAACTGTAATATTTGTTTTAGCCCAATTTGTAGTATCAAACTCCTCACTTCTTAAAAACAAATTTGTTCTAAGTGGTTCTACCAAAATCGAAGGACAACTTGCGTTTGTGTAATCAATACGTGGAATGTTAACTCCTACGCTTTCAATTAATCCCGCACTATTTACTCTCGTTGCTGTTGTACCACGAACTACGTCCATATCACCTAAAGTAGTGTTCGGAACTACTGAATACAATTTACTTGTTTTGTATGCGTTTGGAGTTATAACCAAAGAGGCTTGTTCTAATAAACTCATTATATTTTATTTAAGTTTGTTAATGTTGTTTTTAAACAGCTTTCCGCTTCAAATATACCGCTATCCGCAGCAACTCGAGCCTTAAATGCTTTGATTAACTCAACTACTAAGCTTGTTCCTAAAAATGTAGGCTTTGCTGTGCCTAAGCCCAAGCCTAACATTATACTCCTCTTATGTAAGCGATAACCTTTCCAGTCAAAGCCGTAATTGCCAAATCTCCGTGAACTACCATTCCAGCCACTAAGTCAATTGATGCCGATGCATCGCCTTTACGTGTTGATGTAATTGTAATCGTTGAGTCTTCCAAAGCCATAACGCTTGAGAATTTTTCCCCAACAACTGACGCTCCTGTTAATACTCTAAAACCAAAGTCTCCGAACTGAGCCACTTGGTAATCAAAATCTGTTCTAATATCTTTACTCATTTTTTTATAATTTAATTTGTTAATATACTTTTGTTAATGTGAAATTTTGTGATTGTATTGTATTTGCAAGGCTTGAAGTTACCCACTCCGCTGTTATACTTAATGTATTTGTAACCGTAGTATCGAAAACTGTATTACTAATCAATCCAAAGTTAATTCCTTCAATCGCATTTGAAGCGTTTTTATTATATGTAAATACTCCGTTTGCAAATAGTTTTCCAGTTCCTGGTCCTCCGATTTCTGCTATTGTAAAATCCAATATTAAATCGAAAAATTTATTTGTACAGGTTGCTAATGTATACTGTAAAGCGTCTATAATAACAACCCCATTTGAGCGAACTCGAAAATGAATTATTTGATTGTTTGCACAACTTAACTGTCCGCACATTTTAGCCACAAAAGAATCCCCTTGACTAAAAGCATTTGCAGGTACTTCTAAAGTTCCAACTCCTATACCTATTAAAGTTCGTTCTCCTTCTCCCGAAGTTACGGATTTACTTTGAAGTACTTGAGCAAAAAGACCTGGACTTCCTGGAGGTCCTTGTGGTCCTTGTGGTCCTTCCGGTCCTACATTTGGAATAATATTAATAACGTACTGATTTGGCTCAGCTATAATGGTAACCTCCTCGAGTACCGTTTCAATATTTATGTCTATAATATCTCCCATTTTATCGTGTTATATCGTCTATAATTGTAAAAATTCCATAAACCCAAGTATTAACCTCGTCGTCTGAAGTTGTAATTTGTATGTCGTACTGATAATTGCACGCCTGTATGTCGATAATTTGCTCATCAATTGCGAATGTTCCATCAATAGCTAATAAAATCGATAACGTTGGCTCGTAAGCAATCAAACCTCCTGGCTCTTTACGCAATTGCATTTTTATAATTGCACCCGTTAAATCTAACGGCTCTTCGTTTTTATTTATTTGGAAGTTTACTTGTTTGAATGTATCCCCTCTTTTTGTCTGTAAGTTTAATGTCGATGCCATTTAAAAATAATTTTAATTTTTTTATATTTTCCTCAGTTCTTTTGTCTGTTTTTCTCATATTTTTAGTATGGTTTATCGAGCCACCATTTACCACATATTAAATTTGATCGCATTGGGTTTACTATATTTGTCGAACTACTTACGTACTCTGGCAAATGATTTTGATATAACCATCTAAACATTCTATCACGATACATTTCAGATTTTAAACGCATATTATTAACCAAATAATCGACCTCCGTTTTATCAACTGAAACCGAGTTCTCTGGTTGCGTTTTAAAGATACCATTATTATTCACTTTATACGCTCCGATTAATAAATACTCAACCGCAGCGGCAGCAATTAAAAAAGGTATAATGTAACCTTCGTATAATGTTAAATAATCCCCTGCTAAGTCATCGTTTTCAAAGTCTAAGCAAATTTTATTGTATAACGTATCTCCCAATATTTCCTCAAGTCGTATTCTTTGAGCGTCTGCAATGCACGGAATATATAAATCAATATCAATATTTCCACCCAAAAGGGTATTTTTAGTAAGTTCGTTTTCTTTTAAAAGTATAGTCGTTGCCATAATTTACATATCGTGTGGTGCAATGTACACCTTTGGGTTATTTGTTGGAGCTATTTCTCCCGCTTTTCTAACTTCTGCTGGAGTTGATGGTTGAGCAGTTGTATTTCCTGTATTACCAACTTTTCTGTACATTTCACGAATCCAATAATGTTTGCAAGTTCCAAAAGGAAACGCATCCGATAATAAACCCCCACCCTTCCATAAAAATATGTCGTAAGGTTGATCGGGATTTGGTGACATACCAAAACCTGGATTTACATTTTTTTGACTCATATCTTGTATATCTTCTTTACGATATAATTTTTTAGCATTAATCATTTTCTTACAAAATTCACGCTCTGGATTTTCATTTCCTGCATATCTATAACGAGTAATATATAATTCTGTATCTTGTTCTGATTTGCTTTTTGTTCGTGCTATTCCTGTTGATGCACTTGCTAATCCAACCTCCATTAATTTAGAACCAATATTATTTAAACGCTTAATCTCTGCGTCTAATTCTTCTTCTTTGTCGTAATCTACAGGCTCAGAACTTACTAATTCCCATTCGTTCAAATCTATTTCCTCTCCATATTCTTGAGTACTTAATTGAGCAATTTGTGGAACTAAAGGAGCAGCAACTGCCAAAGGCTCTTCGCTTCTTAAGCTTTCAAATTGTAAATCCAAAGCCATACCATTAACTGCAAAGATTTCCATTAAACCATCTAAAATAATTTCTTGCTTTGGTTTAATTACATTTATCATTAACTCCTCAAATCCTACTTTTATTTCGTCAGCGTTTGAACTAAAACCCGCTGCATCTTTTACACCTACTAACATCGGAGTTGTAAGTTTGTGAGACGTGCATAATTGGTTTTTAGCTTCCAAACTTAAATAAGCGTATTGCTCGTGAGCGTTTGAAACTTCCAAAGCCGAAATTGTAATTTCGCTGTCTTTGTTATCATTCCAATTTAAAAAGAACGCACCCGCATTTTGTGAACCCGTTAAATGGTTTCTAATTTGTCGTGTGTTTTCTTGGATTGTTTCGGCACTTTCTTGAATACCGCTATTCATATTTATAATATGACCGAAAGACAAACCCTTTTGTATATGATTTATAGAGTAGTTAGAAATTTCCTCCTCCATTTTTGCCCAACTAATACCGGCAACGTAAGAAGGATTACTATAATAAAACTGCCCGACCTGATAATCTTTTATAATATAAATTTCGGAGCGTTCCTGAGTTCCCTCTCCAAATCCAAAAGCATCAAAACGCTCTGGCTTGTATTTATTTACATTTGAAAAATCGTAACTATAATAATATCCATCAATATCGCCATCCTCATTTGCAACCTCTGGAGCAACTTTTTGTTTCGCAATATGGAAACATTTTTGTACTTTATTTTTTAAATATTTTACCTCCAATGCAGCCTCGCCAAACATTTCGAAATCTTTACAAATTTTTCTTAAATCTTTTTTAGAAACTAAGGAAATTATCGCAGCCCATTCAGATGGTTTTGTGTTTCTGTCTTTTGAAGTCAAACCCTTACCATAAATAAACTGACTATAAGAGTCGATTATCGCTGAGTTAGTAGGTGAACCATTATAAGCATCGATAATAGTTTGATAAAATTCGTTATTTTTACCATTCAATACCCATTTTTTACCAGATACCTCTTTAATTTCTGGTCTTATATAGTTTGATAAATTTATTATTTGTAGTTTTTCCATAAAATTATACTTTTAGAACCCCTTTATTAAGTTCAAAATTTTCTAAGTCAGTCTGAGCCGTAGCAAAAGCCTTGCCTCTATATATTAATTCATCGTTTTCGTTGATTACAATTTCAAAAGATTGCCCTTCCTTCATTATATAATCGTCAAAAATCAAAACTAATACACCATTTTGGTAATAAACACCCGTTACCTCGATTTCGTGAGTGATATCTTTGAGCTCGTCACGTAAAAAAAACGTAATTACGCCACTATTATATCCTCTCGGAATGCATTTAAATTGGTACGGTGCTGTTAAATTAAATATCCACATATATATATAACGAATAAATAGTTTTTTGTAACAAAAAAAGCTCCAATAAGGAGCTTTTTTATCAATTTTTATGCAAAAATTTATGAAACTACCAAATCAGCAACCATAGCTAATAAAGCGGTTTTAGTTGTAGCATCTAAAAATGGAGATAAATTACCTTCCTCCGCTGTTATTGCCAATGTAAATCCGGTTAAATCACCTCCGGCTCCGCCTGAGACTTTTGTGCAGCTTGACATAGTTCCGTTTGTAGCTCCTAAAAGCAAAATGTTACCATTATAATCCTCTACAAATACAAAAGGTCTACCTGCACAAATCAATTGTACTTGAGCCTGTAAGTCAGCGGCTAATTTTGGAAGCGTAATCGCAACCGATTGAGCGTTTAAAAACGTTCCATTATCCTCTGAACTTGTACCTGTTTCAGTCAAAGCGTTTGTAGTCGCTTTCACTTGATATTGAAACACCTCGCCTAACGTGCCTAAGCTCGTTACTGCGTGTGCAGCAATTACGAAATTATAATTCTCGTAATTTGCAAAATAAATGTTTTTAATTCCGCCTCGCTGGTCTTTACAGCCAAGCAATTTTCCTTTGCTTATTAAACAACTCATTTGTTTTTTTTGTATTAAAAACCGCCCAAATTAATGAGCGGTTAAATTATTAATTAGACTAAACTATTTCTAGATATCTCCAAACTATTTCAGCGGCGTTGTAGTATCCAACACCTACGTTGTAAACAACTTTACCTCTTACTTTTCCAGTCAATAAACCGATTTCGTCTTCGTCAACCATTGCAACCTGATTGTGATCAGCAGTCAAACCTGTAGCGAAAACAAGGTTTTTCTTTTCGTAGATAACAACATTACTTGAAGGCAATCCGTTTAATACTGTTAACGTGTGACGACCGAATGCCAAAGCGAAATCTGAGTTACCATTACCATAAACAATCCCTTGAGTTGAAAGGTAAAAAGCGTAAGCCTGAGCAATGTCAGGAGAAACCGCAATGATTAACTCTTTATTTTGTAAAGCAACTGGGACAGCAGCTAAAGCTGGTTTTAAATAAGAACTCAAAACGTTAGCCTCACTTACTGCAGTTCCAAAACTTGATTTTTTTACATCATCATCTCCACTAAATAAATCTAAAAATCCTGAAAAATTAACAGTAGAATTCCAAATATCAGATTCTAATTTTTCACCGATAGCTCCCAAAACTTCCGCTTGGATTGCTTCCATAATGTCAGATGGTGCAGTTGCATTCGCAGCTCCTCCGCCCATAATTCCGTCAGACCAAGTCGCTCTGAAATCCTCTTTACAAACATCAAAATCATTTTTGAATTTGAAAGGCTCGATTGTGTTTTCGTTTAAAACGATTGTACCAGCTGGAGCAAATCCGCAAGTATATGCAGTTGTTCCGTCTGTGTAAGCGATTTTACGCAAAGACAATTTGTGGTTAACGTTTTCAGCGATAGTAACCGCTCCTTTTTCAATAGTGTCAATCGTTTTGAACGCTTGACCGATAATCATACCGGCATCTTTACCAGCATAGTTAGAACTTACAGTTGTAGTTGTAGCCATTTTTTAATTTAAATTTTTAAGGTTGTTTAATATTTTTTGATTACGTGTCAATTTCACGTTTTTGTTTGAAGTTTCTTTAACTTCTGGTTTTGATTTTGTTGAAGCTTTTACCTCAACTTGAGTAGTTTTAACCTCAGCAATTTGAGCAGATAATTCTGTTCTAATTGATTCGATTTGTTTTGCCACTTCGATACTCATAGAAGTTACAATTGATTTAACAAGTTCCTCGTTTGACATTTCAACCGCTTCTGCAGCTTCTGCCTCTGGAGCAACCTCTTCCATTATTGCCTCTTTAATTTCAGCAATAACACCTTCCTCAACGATTACTAAAAGTCTACCGTCTTCCAATTCGTGGTCTCCGATTGGTGCAGGTTCTTTGTCTCCGTTTTCGTTTACAATAAAAACAGGTTTACCAGCCTCGAAAGCCTCAGCTTCCAAAACGGTTACACCGTCTTTTAATTTCATCGTTTCCATAGCAATAACTACTTCCTCGATTGCAAGTTCCTCAGATAATTTTACCGAAGCAAAACCATCTTTAATTGCGTTAACAATTGATTCTAAATTCATATATTCACTTTTTAAATTTACTTTCTCCATATCAAAAACCCCATCGATTGAGAAGCCTTTGACTTTGCCTGTTTTAACGTAATCGTTCCAAATTTCGTCGTTGTTAACTTTCATTAAACCAAACATTGTACCCACTTGCTCACTAAAACCATATAGAACAGATTTATCGTGAACCTCATCCTCTTTTATCCACGTTTCAATAAATGTAACGTCTTCGATTTGCTTACCCGAATGTTCAATTGTTGAGTTATTTTGATAACCCTGCGTTACAAAATTTCTGTGAACTTGTTTAATTGTTTCGGATGTGAATTTTATATTAAATTCGTGTCCGTCTTGATTTCTGTAAATAAGTTGTTCTGGAATTAATATCGGACCAACTAAAATTCTTTGCTCTTCGTTTACGGTTGTCAATTTTAATTCTGTTTGTTTTGCCAAAGCTAAAAACTGAACTCCGATTGCTGGATCAGAAACCAACGAGATTGCATATACACCCTCGTTTTCGCCTTCGTTAAAAATAACATTGTAAGTTTCCATATATGTATAACGATATTAATTATTTTTGTTATAAACTTTTTACATTAAATTTTAATTTAATGATACAAAACAACCTACAGATTTAAAAAATAAATAAATTTTAAACCTGTAGGTTGAATTTTTAACCTCCTATCGTAGCACTCTCGATTATGTTACGTTGTAAGCTCTGAGCCGTTGTTACGTCGTTAGAAACTACATAAGTTCTAATAGGTTGCTGTTGTTGAGCCCCTATTGATTGAGCGAGTTGATTTGTTCCACTTGCTCCGACTACGTTAAAAGATGGAGCGGTAGGTGCTCCACCACCTGCTGCGGAAGCTCCATCGGGAACACTTCCACCACCACCACCACCACCTGGCACTTTTACGGCTAAAATATTTTTAACAGCTTTAAATCCTGTCGCTGCAATAATAGCAACGTTGGCAATTTTCAAACCTATCTCAAAAGGTGTAACTGTTTTAGTTGCAAGTTCCGCTGTAATACCTTGATATGTATTAATTAAAGCGGCAGCGGCTGCCATCGCTTTTCCTGCTGCGGTATTTTTACCAAGTAAATCCGCTCCTTTATTTAATACGTCAGAGGTTTTTTGAAGTAGTGCTTTTTTAGCATCTGCCTCAGCTTCTGAAAGTTTTATTTTTGCGTCTGTGTTTGCCTTATCTGTTGCGTATTGTTTTTGCTGAGCTGTTAAATTTATATCATTTAAAGTGTTTAAATGTTGCCTTTCAATCTCTGTTGTTTCTTCTCCAAATTTTATCGCATTTGCTTTTTTAATTTCGTAGGCTTCGTTTTCGGTTTGTATCGCTAATTCTTGCTCAGTCAATAAGGCATCTGCATTCGCTTTTTTAGCATCCGCCTCAACTTTTTGCACCGCCTCTAATTGGTTTCTAAATGCTTCGGCTTCTGAAATTATAGATTTGTCTTTTTCTTCCTTATCTTTTTTAGCCTCATCCTCACGCTCTTTTTTTAAATTTTCATTTTGAGATTTTCTATCCTCCGCAGCCTTATCGCTTGCGTCTTTTTGAATTTTTCTTTTTTCGTCTCCTCTCGAATATTCAATCGCTGCTAATTCTCTATTTAATTTTTTTGCTAATTCAGCTTCATTTGCTCCATCCTCTTTTACCGCTTCCGCATAGGCGTTTTTCGCATCAATTTTCTTTTTTGTATATTGGTCAACTTGGTCTCCGTGTTCCTGCATAAACTTTTTATTTACGGACAAAGTTTTATCCGCATTTTCTTTAAGTTTATCGAGTGCTCTCGAAGCGTCTGAGGTTGCACCTACGAAATCAGTAATTGAATCAACAATACCTCCAATGACTTTACCAACTGACGAAAGTCCAGGTATAACTTTCATTATAGTCTCCTTAACTTTGTCGAAATTTGCTATAAGTAAACCCAAACCAACAACGATTGCACCAATTCCCGTACCTATTAAAGCAAGTCTAAAAAGTTTTAATCCCGTTGTAGCTGCTTGGTTTACAAAAGTATAAGCCGCAGTTGTGGCTGTCATTACTTTTTGAACTGCAGAGGTGCTTTTTAATACCGCTCCGAGTTGTTTAAACGAGTCTATACTTTCCCCTACCGATTGCAACCCTTGAGAGAGTGCCATCGCAGACTGAACTTTTAACAAAGTTTTTTCAACGTCTTCCGATTGTGCTCCAAATAAAGCCATTCCACCCTGTACCGCTGCAAAACCTCCAGCAACTCCCGAGAGTGAACTCGACAAAGCTTTAAATTTAGCATCGGGATTGAACGCATCGGTTAAGGCTTTCGCATCTCCGATCCTATCTTTTAGTTCCCCAGCTCTTTTTGCTGCATTAATTGCTTCAATTGAAGTCGCTCCGAACTTATCGGATAATGCAGCGACATCGGCTTGAGCGTTTTTTAATTGCGTTCTTAAACTTCCTACCGCTTGCTCAGAATTACTTTGTATTTGTATATCAATTATTTTTTCAATTGCCATTTTAACGCTTTTTTAAATATTTCTTTATAAGTTTTTGGTAGTTCGTATTTTCCCTTTGCGGTTGCAATAATTTCATTGCTATTAAAGTGCTCCGCAAGTTTTAGCATTTCTAAAATGTTATTTATCATAATGTTCGTAAGTCGGTTAATAATTCAAATGAAGCCTCGCCTGTTGTTAAATCCGTTGTAAATGAATTTATAATATATCTTTTATCTCTTATTATAACCCTGTTGTTGAGTTTTAAAGACGTTAAAACCGAAATAGGTAGTACAGCACTAACTTTAATTAATCGTGCTCTATAATTAAAAATATTACTTATATAATTTGAGTAATAAGTTTGATATAAACTATTTACTACAACTTCATTTGTCAATGTACTTTGTTGCTCAGGAAAATTTAATGAATAAGTAATCCCATCCGTTAATAATTCTTGACCAAATGCTTTGTAACTTGTGTGACTTGTACCGTTTCCAGTTAACGCATTTGAAAAATAAAAAGTTGTACCCGTTAAACTTGTTAATATTTCAGGATTATAATCATATAAAATTATCGGCTTTGGAATGTACTTTGTTATTCCATCGCTTTTTAAAGCATAACCAACTTGTAGTTTATCTTTTAAATTGTTAAAATTTAAATCCTCAAATGGTAGCTTTATTGAATATTCCTCGCCATCTGTTTTAGGTATATTTTCATAATAAAGAGAACCATATTCAATCCCAGCATTTGAATTAAAACCTACATTTACTAACGACTCAGATTTCTCATATAAGAAGTTAATTTTTTTATAAGTTTTAACCCTGTTTAAATTGATTGAATCTGTCTTGACATATTTTGTCAAATCAATTATACCTCCTAAATTGTAATAACTCTCTAAGGTGTCGATTGTATAGTTTACTCCGTCACTTGAGAAACAAGTAAGATTGAACATTTTTAAAACACCAGCAAAAAAGTCCTCAATTTTAATTTCTGGGAAATATGAATTAATAGGCAATTTCGCAGCAGGTGTTGTTTGATTTGTTGTTTTAGTTGCTGTATCTGTAATGACTGCATATATTGGATCATATGGAAAGTCTGGCTCGTATCCTTCGAGAAATGTAGTCTCTAAAATTAATTCAGCGTCAAATGTTATAGAAGCATTTGCCACAATACTAATACTATATGTATCAAAAGTATTAAACCCAGTATTTTGATTTATATAAGAACCAGCCAAGCCAGTAAGTACAGGAGACGTTACCGAAACAAAAGATTGAGATATTAATTCAGTTCCATTTTTATAAAGTATAATATCGTAAGGTAAACCCGCAACCGTAGCTGTAATACTAATCGAGATACTTTGATTTATAAATTCAAGATATTCTGAACCGAGAGCGGTATAAGTTGACTGCCAAGTTTCATTTGATAAATTTATATTGTAATAATTTGGAGGTGTTGTTTTTGCATCCCAAGTTATTAAATTTGAAGAGCTCTTAAAAACAAATGTCTCCGCATTTTTTAAATATAAATAAGCATTTGTAAACCTTTCGTCTGTTAAAAATACGCTTGGGTTTTCAACAGTTCCCTGTAAATTAACATCAAACTCATCCTCAATTATATTGAAAACTGTTTTTAATCTTACAGCTGGAAATAGCTCGTTGTATCTAATTGGGTTTGCGATTAGACTTATATCGTTTACACCACCAGCACCGTAATTCCAATATCTATTTGACGAAATTAACGGAAACATTACATCGTCACTCGTTGCCGTTGTAACTACTTTTTCTTTTACAATATCAGCCGTATATAAAATCATAATCTGCCGTTGGTAAATCCTTTAAAAATTTACCCGCAAATTTGTCTTTTAAATTTCCTAAGTTACCTATAAAAGTAATTGAGTAGCTTTGTGGCTGTCCGTTTTTAATATCGCACCCCTCAAGTTGAATTTTACCTATTCTAAAAGGTATCGTGTCAAGTTCAATATATGCATCGGCTTTTACTAACGTACTAAATTGAGTATCCAAAGAATTTTCGTACCAATGTTTGAAAATCTTATTATTGTTTT